ATTTTGTTGTCAACGGCAAGCTAGTCAAAGTCTCGCCCGAAGAAGTGAAAGACATTCTCACAGCCAGCTTAAAGCGTGAGACCCGTATGGCAATGGGGATTGATGGCGGCATGGTGCTGCTTGGTCAGCGCACCAGCCGCATGTCTGTTCGGGAAATGACGGAGCTTATCGAGCTTGCCCACGCATTCGGTACAGAGAAGGGCGTCCGGTGGTCGGCAACATCGCTTGGGAGAGGGATATGAAGGGCCGCGCTGCCACTCTTGAGCAAAAGCACTACCACAGCTTACTGGCCGACCTGGGCTGCATCGCCTGTCGAAAAGACGGCAACCACAACCCGGTCGTCAGCATTCACCACATTGACGGTCGCACGAAGCCAGCCGCGCATTGGTTGGTACTGCCGCTTTGCGCCGGTCATCACCAAGACGGCACAGGAGTTCCGGGGCTGATTGCTATTCATCCTTGGAAGACACGATTTGAAGCCAAATACGGCCCGCAAATGGTGTTGCTTGGCGAATGCATCGATCTGCTCTTAGAGGCTGGCTGCATCGTTCCTGCTGGCGCCTTGGAGGCCGCCCAAAAACAAAACCCGGAGACTCTGGCAGGAGTTCCGGGCCTTTCAACTGCACACGCTTAAAGGAGTACGTGCAATGAATAACCAAATTCTATTTGAAGCCAAGGACAGGGTCAAGGCCCATCAACTGGCGATGGCACGGAACATTGCCAAGCTGGCGACGAAAAGGGCGCAAAAGCAACAGGCGCATCTGCTGTGTGAATCGCTCAAGCAGAGCATTAAGGCGAGGGCGTAGACATGGCGGGAGATTGGTTAAAGTTCGAAGTAAACACACCCGAGAAGCCGGAAGTGCTGGCTATCACCATAGAGATGGGGTGGGACGATCCCGATCTCACGGTCGGGAAGCTGTTGCGCGTATGGCGCTGGTTCGATCAGCACACGCAAGAGGGTAACGCTGCGAACGTTACCCCCGCGTTACTTGATCGAGTTATAGGCGTTACCGGATTCTGCCAAGCAATGGTTAATGTCGGCTGGCTCTCCATAAATGATGATGGGGTCAGCCTGCCCAACTTCGATAGGCATAACGGATCGACGGCGAAAAAGCGGGTTATGACCGCTAAACGGGTGGCGAAACACAAAGCTAACGCTAAGGGTAACGCCGAAGGTAACGCCGCGAGCGTTACCACAGCGTTACCTAGAGAAGATATAGATATAGATATAAACAACCCCCCTAACCCCCCTGCCGGGGGTGAGAGTCCGCAAGACGAGAAACCAAAACGGGAACGCAAGCCACGCATCCAACTGAAAACTTTCATCGAAAACTGCAAGACAGCCGGTGAGACTGCGATCAGTGGATACAAGCCCTTGCTGGAGTACGTAGAGGCGACTGGTCTGCCAATGGACTTTGTGCAACTGGCCTGGGAAGAATTCAAACGTCAGTTCGGGCCTGGGGGCAAAGACGAATCAAGGAAACAGGCCGACTGGAGGCGCCATTTCCTGAACTATGTCGAAAAGAACTACATGCGCCTTTGGTACGCCAAGGTTGGGGAGTACGGCAACGAGTACCTGCTGACCACTCAAGGACTGCAAGCCCAAGCGCTGCAGGCTAACCGGGAGGTGGTGGCATGATTTACAACCAAGACGCGGAACAGTCGGTTTTGGGCGCACTGCTAATCGACAACAACGCTTATGACCGATTGGGCGACCTAAGGGCAGAGCATTTTTACCGCGGCGACCATCAAGTTCTTTTCACGCAGATTTGCAAGACCATCGAAAGCGGGGCGCCCGCGGATGTGGTGACACTCAGCGACAGGCTGCCCGAAAGCATTTCACTGGTGTACCTGAACGACCTTGCAGCCAATACGCCAAGCTCTGCCAACATAGGCCGTTACGCCGAACTAGTACGGGCCGCGGCGCAAAGAAGGGCGTTAGCAGCGATGGCCGGGGAGATTGCGGAGGAAGCGCAAGGTCAAGCAGACCCGGCGCAGATCATTGACAAGGCGCAGTCACAGCTTGAGTCCATTGCTGAGCAGCGGGCGAAGTCCGAACCGATTAAGGCCGCGGACGACTTGGCTCGATACGTGGAAGAACTACAACGGCGAGCAGACGGGGAAGGGGTTAAGGCGATCCCGACTGGCTATGCGGACTTGGACGAGAAGTTGATGGGCGGCTTTCGCCGCGGCGAACTCTGGATTGTTGCGGCTCGGCCAAAGATGGGTAAGTCGGCGTTTGCCTTCAACTTGGCCCTGAATGCCGCGAAAGACTACTCCGCCCTGATTCTGTCAATGGAAATGCCCCGTGACCAGATCCATGACCGGAATGTCGCTGCACTGGGCAAGATTCCACTACCGCACGTCATTGATCCCCGGAAGATGCAGGGCGACGAATGGCCGCGGCTAACCCACGCGGTACAGCGCATTGAGCAGATGAATCTGTTTATTGACGACCAAGGCGCACTTCGCTTGATGGACGTTCGCATGAAGGCTCGCCTGGTTAAGCGTCGGCATGGGCTGGACCTGCTTGTGATCGACTACCTGCAACTCATGGACGGCGAAGGCGATAACCGGAACGCGCAGATCGAAGGCATTACCCGCGGCCTAAAGGCGCTGGCAAAGGAAATGGGAATTGTCATCGTCTTGCTCTCGCAACTGAACCGGACGCTTGAGCAGCGCCCCAATAAGCGGCCCATGCCCTCGGACTTGCGAGACTCGGGCGCTATTGAGCAGGACTGCGATGGCGCAATCTTTCTCTACCGGGACGAGGTCTACAACGAGCACACCTTGGACAAGGGCATCTGCGAGGTCAATGTGGGGTTGATTCGTCAGGGCGAGCCAGGAACGGTCGCACTTGCCTACATCGGACACCAGACCCGATTTGAAAGCCTAGCCGCGGGCACCGTCTATGGTCGCCGTCCAGAAACGCCGAAGTCCGCTAAGGGCGGGCTAAAGGATTGATGCCATGAACATTGACCGTCTGCACATCAAATTGCCCTGGATCGACTCAAGGCTCATGCCAAACCGGAAAAACGGCGCGGCGTGGCAATCGACCCATGCGGCCAAGATTCGCGCCAAGCAAGACGGCGCCCTGTGCGCTCGGGCTGCTCTAGGCACAAACACACTCACACCCGCCGATACATACCCGCTGTCGATCACGTTCGTTGCGCCTGATGGCCGGCACCGTGACTTAGACAACATGCTTGCCGCCAGTAAAGCCGCCTTGGATGGCGTCGCACAAGCGTTGGGTGTGGATGACAAGTGTTTTCGGCCCATCAAGCTCGATGTGGCTCGGGATTCCAAGAAGCAAGGTTTCGTAATCGTGGAGGTAGGGGAATGAAAGACAACATCAACCCCCAGCACTATAAGCGCGGTGGGCTGGAATGCATAGACGTGATCGCAGCGGCAACCGAAGGGCTGCAAGGCATGGATGCGGTATGTACAGCCAACATCATCAAGTACGTTTTTCGCTGGAAACAAAAGAATGGCGTCGAGGATTTGAACAAAGCCCGCTGGTATCTGGACCGGCTCATTGCGAATCAGGAGGCCAAATGAACTACTCAGAAAGAATGGAGCTTCGACAGAAAGCTGTAGAAAAGCTAGCCGAGCACGGCGTTTGGATGGCTCGCACTTCGACCATGCAACAGATAGCAAAGCAGGTAGAGATCGTGACAGGCGTAAAGCAGCGCCGCAGTCAGATGGTCAGCGACTACCTGTATCGATGGCTCGACGAGAAACCGGAGCCAGTCAACCCTCGATACCGCCCCGAGTTTCGCCCCATGCGTCCAGTTCGGCACCCTCGGGCAGACGACATACAACGCGCACAGCCGCCATTGTGGACGCCATCGGGAACAGGAAACTGGAACCAGTACACCAGCTACATGATGGAGAACGGGAGACACCGATGAGCAAACGCGAAACCAAGATCGTAATGGTGGCAGTTGGCTTTCTGACCATGCTGATGCTGTGGACTGTTCTACCGCCAGCTGGTTGGGCCATCCTGGGCCTTGTGGCGCTGAGCTACGGCCTTTGCTGGGTGGCAGAACGGGCCATACGCAAGGCGTGGAGGCGGTGATGATGTTTCTTGAGGCTATTGTGATCGTCTACACGCTGGCGGGGCTGGCGTTCTGGTGGCGGATATGAGCGAGCCGATGGAGTCGTGGCGCTATCGAGATCCGGCAATCGTTGCCGAACGCCTGGAGGAAATGGCGCGGAAGCGAGCCGCCAAGACTCGTAAGGGTCGAAGTGACAAGGCCAGGGAAGAACTGGAAAAGCTGTTTAAGGAGAAGCCTAGTGAAGCAAAACCTTGAGATTCTGTTGGGCGAGTGGGGCGCCTGGAAGCGAGGGGAGAACCGCAGCGC